GAACTTCCTGAAACACCAGATGAACCTGAACTTCCTGAAGAACCGCTAGTTCCATTAGATCCAGAACTTCCTGAAGAACCACTAGTTCCATTAGATCCAGAGCTTCCTGAAGATCCACTTGTTCCAGAACTTCCTGAAGTTCCACTAGATCCAGAAGATCCAGATGAACCACTAATTCCAGAACTTCCTGAAGATCCACTAGATCCAGAAGATCCAGACGAACCGCTGCTTCCAGAAATTCCTGAGCTTCCTGAAGTGCCATTCGATCCAGAAGATCCTGATGATCCACTACTACCAGAAGTTCCTGCTGGACCTCTTTCCACAACTATACCTGTTACAGTTGGAGGTGGAACAGCTTGAATTACAACATTATTTTTATTTGTAGTGTCTACTGCGGCTATTGTAGCCCCACCTACTACTTCAACTTTTACAGCGTTAGTATTCGAATCTACTTTTACATCAATATTAGCCATTTTATAATTGTGTTACATCTTGTTGCACTTCTAATCTAAATTCGAACAAAGTTCTATCCATTATTCCAGTAGAATAAAAATGTAAATCACCATATAGATTTATTGGTGGAAAACTCTTAGTTACTGATGATGGAATACTAAATTGCACAATACCAGTTTGAAAAAATCCGCTAATTACTGTTGGCACAAATTGATATAATAAATTTCCATCTGGATGTGGTCTTATCTGACCAGTGCAAGTAATATTTGTAAAATCCAAAACCTCAGAAGTTACAGTTACTGTTTGCGTTGGAAAAGTGTCTCCCCTTATAACTGATAACTGAATAGCCATTTGTTAAATATTACACGTTATATTAATTTTGGAGACAAAAAAACCCAAGCTTTCGCTTGGGTTATTGAATTTTTTATTATTACTTTATCACTGGCAAATCTGGATTTACAACACCATTACTTGATGCGCCAGAAGCAGCCTTTGCGCGAGTAGCTAGTTCTTGATTGATAACACGAAGATTAGCTTGAGCCACCTCAATCTTGCCTAGCTCATCATAAGCGAAAGCCTTGAGTTGAATGTCGCTAACTTGTGATAGATTAATTTGATTCTGATTATTCTGTTCCATAATTAATTTATATATATTATAATTCTCCTAGAATTTTTAAAGTTTTTTTATGTTTTGGATTATTTGGATCTAAAACAACTGCTGGATTTTGTACCAACATAGAAATAGTACCCTTGTTAGTAGACTTGAATTCGCGCAACAACTTGTCGCGAATATCTTGTCTTGATCCGCTGGCAAAAATACCAATCTTTTCGCACATATGTTGTAAATCAATTAAAGTCATTTCCTTCAACTTTTCCTTAAATACTTCAATATTAGAAGTGCCAAATGGATTGCTCTTTTTAATTCCTAGAATTTCTTCTAGCTTTTTTACCCGTTCAATATCTGGATCAATATTATTAATTTTGCCATCTGCCAAAGTTAGATTATCTAGTTCTGACTTTTTTGGTTGTACTGGAGCTTGCTTTTTTGGAATATTCTTCTCAGACTTTTTAGCCATATATTATAGTAGATAAAATTTATATTATTCAATAAAAAAGGCGTTACCCTTTCGGATAACGCCTAATTTATGACGAACCGACTATTATATTAGACAATCAATCCAACTAGAGCGCGATTGTCGAGGACCATGCGGCCTTCTTCCAAAGCACCATAGTAACCGATCTTACCTTGACGGAGAGTATACTGATCATCAGCAGTGAGTGTGAACTCAGAACCGGAATCAGCATCAACAGCTACAGCGCGAACGAGAGCATCGCGTGATCTGTCAAGACCAACAACGATCTGTTCAGTAGCTAGGAATTGTTGGGCTGTACCACCGTTAGAATTGATAGCGTAGTTATCAGCGAAAGCTGTAGAACCAGCGACAGTATCAAAAATTGTGGTGAACTTCTTGCCTACACCGAATTCAAGAATTTCCATGATAGAAACTCCGAAGAATTCAGGAATACCAGCTTGGCTGAATACTTGATTACGGATTTCATCAGTAGCAGCGATAGGAGCAGTGGTGGCAGTATTATTGCTACCAGCAGCAGCAGCTAGAGAACCCTTAGTGTTAACTGGGTTGTAAGCCATACCACGAATTTCTTCGATGATTTCTGGAGAAACGATAAGATCGGTTAGACCTCTACGAGCGCCAGAAGGAGTACCACCAACGAATGAAGCGTTGATACGCTTGATCTTAGTGAACAACTTGTTCAAGTCGTTTAGAGTGAAACGACCAGCAGCGGCTGAACGGAAGGTGTGATAATTATCGGCAGCAGTACTGGAATTACCAGTAGAAGCATTAGCGAGAGCAGTCATCAAGAGGTTAGCAGAAGTTCTTTCTTGCTTAAGCATGACTTCTTGAGCAATGCGTGTGAAAGACTTACTAACTACATCTAGACGGCTCTTAGCAGCATACTTCTTATCGAAAGCAATTGCGCTATCAAGACGATAGGTAGCAATCTTCAATTCAGAAGATAGAGGCTGAACGATGTTCTGAGGTAGACCACCAGCAACTGACTGGCTATATACCTTGATATAATCCTCATCGAAGATGTCGTAATAGAGATCTAGAGGAATTGAGGGATTATCTTCAGAGTTAAACTGAAGGCTTGTGAACAAGTTAGAAATTGTTGGAGCATTATTAATAACTTCGGCCAAAACTGGACCAATGAATTCAGCCAAAGCTACTTGAGCTTCATAGGCTACTTCACGGTTTCTTGAAGCCAATGCTTTGATTAGCTCTAACTGTTCGTCTGTTCTCTTTAAAACGATTTTCATGTTCTTAAATATTTAAAATTATACGGTGTAGGATGATGTACAATCAAATTGAACTAGAGCATACTTAGCTCCAGCAGTGCCAGTACCAGCGAAATAATCGCTCTTACCGTTTTGGCTGACTCTTGTACCAGTAGCTAGAACGCGACCGATAAGGCTATATTGACCAGTGAGTGGTGAAACTAGGGTTGAAGCAAAACCAGTAACCTTACCAGCGTTAGCGGAAATACCTAAATGAGAATTTGGAGCCATATTGGCATCAACCCAATCAATAGCTGTATCAGCTAGTGTGAAGATACCGCGAGTAGCTACAGGAACAGCTTGTCCAGTAAGAACGGCTTGTAGTTCAGCTCTCTTGACTGGATTATAGAGCAACTTTTCACCATTTTCATCTGTAAGTAGAGTTTGATTCAAGGTCATGCCAAGAACTGGAGCGCCAGCAGTAGCAGCAGTGAATTGTAGTGGAACGGAAGGATACTGAGCGGCTCCAAGGAATGGATAATCAGTATTTCCGAGATAAGAGTTAGCAGCATAAGTGATTGGATCTAGATCCAAGTTACCAGCTGAAACCTTAACGAATACACCGGCTGAACCATTACCATTTGTAGATGGTGTGGAATCAGCAGTGTCGCTTGCGAATAGATTTACTACATCAAATTCGCTATATTGTCTGAATGGATATAATCTTAGTGACATATATTTTAAAATTTAACTGTGATATTGTCTTTGCTGAAAGCTTTTTGAAGTCTTTCTTTCCAAGAAACTTGACTTTCTGTTGGAGAAATAGTTTGGGTAGGTACTGCTGGCTCTTCGCGTTTGGCATTTGCCAAAGCTGTTTCAACCTCAACAACCTTTTCAACTACTTCTTTATTAGTATTAGCTTGAGCTTGATGTTGAACTTGGCCCATTCTCTTTACTAATTCAGCTTCTAACTTTTCTTGGAAAGCTTGTTCTTGTTCTGTCTTGAAAGCTTTGCTCTTGTGTCTATATACAATAGCGAGCTTTTCTTTATATGAAGCAAATGCTTCATCAGTTGTATCTAGAGCAGAAATTTCTTTAGCTAGATACTGACGATCAATGTCGTCTAAATCATATTCAGAATCTAAAAGACTCATTCTTGAACTGTAAACTTCTTGAGCGGCTTTAGCAGAAATTGCGCTTTCCAACTCATTCAATTTAGCTACAGTTTCAGAAAGTTTCTTGTTGTTGTCTTCTAGTTCTTTCTTGAATTTTTCAGCTTGAGCGACAGCTTCAGCCTTAGCGACTTCTGCTTGTTCGATCTCTTGCTTGATTTCTTGATTCTTAAGTTTAATGCCTTCAGCTATTTTAGCTGTAATAGAAGCTACCGCTTCTTCAGAAAACTTGTTGGAGTCTTGCTTTTCAGCAGCAAGAACTGTCTTTAATGCTGATATGATTTGTTCTAAATCCATAATTTTAGTTTTGGTATTATTTACAGTGTTTAATTCAGGTTGTGAAAAAATTTTATCGTTTAAGTTAAGTAATTCTAAAGAATTTACTTCAATACATTCATTTTGCTCTGCTTCTGCATCTTGTTTGATTGATTCTGATTCGCCATCATCAATTACAACACCTTGAACATCAGCCGCTGGATTGCTTGTGAAACCAATTCCTAATGGATAAATTCTACCAGTGACCAATCTATAAACTGGAGTACCATCATTCATAGTTCCAGGTCCATCAAAACCTCTTAGATACTTTTTGAATTCATTTATTTGTTCTTTTTTAGTAATGATTTCTGCTTGTTTCAAATCAAGGCTTCCAACTGCTACATAATATTCATTAAAACCAATTTCCCAACTTGCACTAATTCTTTCAAATAAATTAGATTCAGGATTGTTAGATTCAATTAGTGCGTCAGCAAATTCACGATCAACTGTTTTATAAACAACCGCCGCCAAAGCAATATTAAAAACGTCTAATCCATTTCTTACGTCCTCATCAGATAAAATTCTATTATCTCCATAAGAGGAAAAAGCAGAATTAACAATGTGACCGACTACTCTTTGTTTTTTATGTTCAATATTTGTTGGCTTATGAATAAAATATTTTTTAAAAGCAATTGCTGTATTAGTATCAATTCCATCTCCATTTTTATTAAAACGATTAACAAGAGCGGCATTAAAAGCAGCCCCAACTAAATCAACATTCTTTTCTAAATTAACGCTTGAAGGAATTAATGATTTAAGAGGCTCCAAAGACGCTTGTGACAATAAAATATTTTTATCGAAGTTAGCAGAAGCCGTAACTATATTTTCAAATGATGTTTTGTAAAGAAACATATTATTAATATTTTACACAGAAAGTTTAGTGCTGTGATATAACAATCCTGCTGCATATGTATCCAATTGATGTTCAGCAGCCATCTCTTGAATTTCTGGAAGTATAGAAAGTTTATCAAGAAAGCTTGGATCTTTTACTACTGCTTCAGCTTTTTCTTTCCATGATACGCCTTCACATCCAACGATAATTGCTTCTGTAATACCTTCAGCTAATTTTCTTTGATCAGAAGATAAATTCTTTTTAGAATATTTTTTCTTTAATGCGGCTTCTACAGAAGCGTTTAATACTTTTGTCTGATTCAATACTTTAGCTATTGCATCTTTCGCAAACACTGAAGCTTTTGCTCCCATTGGACGACCTTTTTCTTTTGGTGGAATTGGATTTCTATTAGTTAAATTTGGCTTGCTATTTGGCGCAGCATTTGATTGAAGTGAATCGTCAGGAATTACAGGAACTCCACCAACCATAGGATTGTAATATCCTTTCTTTCTATCTTCGACGAATTTTGCCTGAGCAGCAGCCAACTCTTCTTCATTAGGATAAATACCACTTTCAATAACTTTAAGACCTTGTTCTGGAGGTAGAATTCCTAGCTCCATCATTCTTGTTACTACACGATTAAATTGAGTTTCATCTTTAATAGAAACTTCTTCAAATTTAGCCACAGGACATTTACCTTTAAATCCTAAATTCTTAAATATAGCTTCAATTTCAGGTTGCAAAAAGTCATTTAAAAATGCATTTCTAGATTCTTTAAGTCTTTCAAAAAATACTTGAGCTTTTACAGTTGTGTTTGCAAACTTTTCAGAACCAATCAATATATTCTGCAAGCCTTCTTTAATGTCTTCATTTACAATTCTATATTTTTCATAACCCAAAACTTTTTGCATATCAGGAATAACGAATTCAGCTTTGGTTGTATAGTCAGCGACAAGAACACGACCAACAGATTGATTATTCAAAAGACCCTGCATTGCTTTTATATTTTTATGATTAATTCCACCTTTAGAAGGTTCAGTTCCTACGGTAATAAGAAGAATAACATTTTCGATAGTGCGGCAAATAGCTTGATCAATTTTCTTCATTTCCATTTTAAAGTTAATATCGTCAAGTACAGGAAATCCAAATGGAATAGAGAAAGGCTCATAATCCTGTTTCTTATAAAAAGAATATACAATATTAGTAGGATCTAATTGTATATTAAGACCATCACGCGCCCATTGACCGCTTGCGATCTTATTTTGAGTCTGCTTATCAAGTGAATCAAAGATCAATTTATCATGATCGCTTTTAGGTGTGCGAAGTCTTTCTAATTCATATTCAGAAAGAATCTTTTGATATAACACTGATTTCCAACTACTTGATCTATTAACTGTTATATAATAAGGGTTGATTAATATATATTGAACAGGAATTCTATTTTTAACATCATAAGAAGTTGGATATGGCAAAACACCAATATCCGTAGTATATGATTGACCATCATAATTAGCATAAGCTTCTAGAATTTTTTGAAAGTCATCTATTTCAAATTTAGCATTAATCTTATAAAAGAAAACATTTCCGCTTCTATAGTATTCGCGAAAGTACTGATCCTTTACATTCCACATTCTTACTGACTTCATCCATTTTCTGAAAAAGTCTTTTGATTTTTGAGTTCCACCTTCCAAATAAATTTCTGCATTAGCAAATTCAGACATGATATCTATAGCATTTCTAAAAATAGCAACATTTGCATAAGCTTTCTGGCAAAGCTCAATAGCATCGCGAATATTATAACCGTTAATAGATGCCTCAAAAGGTAAAATTCCTTCACGAATATTACCATATTTATAAATCTTTGGACCTACATAAGCTAAATTTCTTCTAAGAGTTGTGTCTAATTGACCGCCATTTCTATCACTATCTGATGCGCGAGTTTCATGAGTGTAAAATGGTTCACCAACAAAATTTGGCTCAGAAGACTGATCTCCATGTATTAAATTTTCCAAAGGCTGTGAAGAATCTTGATTACCAGAAGATAATTTGCTCCAATATTCTGACTTTTTTGTATATTTACGGCTCATGTTAATAATAGTTACACATTGTAACTTTAAAAGTGACTTTTTAACTTATGCGATAAACATTGGTTCAAAAGTATCCATACTATTATCTATTTGAGTCGTATTAATATCAAAATAAATCTTCGCCATCCAATTACCAAGCACTAATGCAGAATAACTATCTTTTCTTGGCTTATCTGGACCAGATTTACGTTTTAGATTAGCTGGAAGATCGAAATTTTGCATACCTTGAGCAGAAGTAGTTATTTGAATCAAAGCGCATTCTGTTTTTGTAAGCATAATCATATCTGATAAATGTTCCACAAAGTCGATCATTTTAGCTTCTTCATTTTCTTTTTCAGTATCCAAAGCATTTGAGAATTTTAAATCAGAAATTCCTATGTGTTTTTTAGTTTGGCTTCTAAAATTGTCATCAATAGCTCTGCTGGCAAAATAAGTACGACGATGATCGAAATTAGCTTGTAACAATTCATTCGCCAAACGAATCCAACCAGAAGTTGGCTTTCTTAAGAAGACATGCTTATAGTCTGATTTATTATATTCGCTTTTTGCAGAATAAAGATTCTGAGTATATTCTTCTGGACGCTCAAATTCTGTAGCAATTGATTTTAAATTAATTTTTGCATCTTTAAATAACTCACTTTCATTGCATGAGTTCATAAACTGAACTCCACCATTATA